CTCAAAGGTGCCACTTGCGTGGACTTGTGTAAGCATTTTAACGTGTGCTTTGCACGGGTTGTTGAGCGGGGCCTTTTGGCTTAACCGGAGATATTTTAGTAGGAGCCTTCGGGATCGGTATTGGTATCTTGGACTTCAAAACAGGCACTGGTTTCACGGTGTTCGTGGTGGTCGTAACTCCGAGTCCTCGCTGCTTAAGCTCATCATCGTGTTGAACTTGTTTGACTGGCGTTGACTGCGGCGTTGCCTTCTTTGGTGTTTCAGTGCGGTTTTCACCATTGCATGCGCTATTGCGTGGCGGAGCTCGTTGTTTAGCTCCAGCCCCTCCACTCCCCTGAGGAGAGCGGCGGTTGCGTTGTGCATGTTTGTGATTAGCTGGGAGGTTATGCTCGTATGGGCAGTTTGCTCTACGACAGTCCTTACCACTTTCCACAAATCGGCAAAACTTTGTTTCGAGTCGGATATGCTCATCGACGATCTCGGGGATAGTTTTTCGGGGCATTGCATTTCTTATAGTTCCTGCGACTACTGCGTCTATATTCACTGTGGTTTTAAGTTTCAAAATATCGACCAAGAAGAGATCCTCCAACTTAGTTGCCTTGCGAAATATGTCCTCATATCTCTCAATTTCACCAGTGGTCAACCCTAACTCCTTCGACACGATCGAGTACTTAAACTCCTTATCAGTCGGCGTGTTAAAGGGCGTCTCAAACTTGGACCAATACACAGCTTCGTCTTTGGTACTAGCGTACATGCGATGTCCTTCCGGATTCAATGGTTTGCAAAGTCTTATTACGGCGTCACACCATGGTGTGATAAATGGTGTGTCCTCATCGGTGACTCGATAGCCTTGTGCTTTGCGGTATAGCGCTACGTGCGTGGGTACTAACTCACTTGTGGCTGTCAGGTGTAGTTTACGGGCTTGGCGTGCGACGTCACAAATAGAATCACCATTCAAGCTTAGATCAGGATAAATCCTACCCAAAAACTTGACTGGTTCATTAATTGGGACCGCTTCAGCGTCAAAAGCCATGCCAAAAATGGCGGCTGTTTTCTTGACGGCGTTGGGCGGTAGATCAAATGTGATTCCGTCGTCTCCTCCATAAACGCCCATAGCCTTCCAGGCTGATTCGGCGTCATGGTAGTTGCGCAATGCCACGTAGTTGATAAAACCATTGGTGAGTGTTCCAAAGATGCTTGTCCACGATGAGCCGGACAGTACGGTGCACTTGGCGTCATATGAGACACCATGTGCTGTCTTGCCCCTCAAATTTCGTTCCTTGAGCTCCGCCCGCTGTATTTCAGCATGGTATTGTGGGTGATAAGCCCTCTTTACTGCGGCGGTGACCAAGTCACGGAAAAAGAAGTAGACAGACCCGTCTAATTTATTAGCATCAGTGTTGACACTGTAGCGCGCTCCTCTCGCCTTGTCCTCAAGACGGCGTGCGATCTCCGAGGGATGTTTTCCAAATGCATACCAGTGGCAACCCTTCAAAATCCGCTTCACAAACGGTACCCCAAATTGTCCCATGATGAAGTTGTGGGACATGGAACAAGTTGTTATGTTCCGGGGGTGTGTTATTTTAGGGTAAGCCTCAGCCTTCTGAAAGGACCGAATCACGTTCTTCCCGAACATGAAATCCTTCGCTCGCTCCAGCAGTGACCGTTGTGTTGGTCGGTCAAATTGCTCTTCCATCTCATCATAGTCCAATGGTGACAAAGTCCCACGCAAATGTTGTGGGACTAAGAATGCCAAGAACTCCTCCAAGTATTGTTGGGTGATGGGTGGCAACTGGGGCTCGCGGTTTCGCGGTTCCTTGATGCGGCCTTCAATGCAAGCAACGTCGTTATTGTACGATTTGGCTGGTGAGAACGTGTCACGTGAGTAACCCGGCCAAAGTGCTCGCATGGATGGTGTGCCGTCTTCGGTGACCAACGGACCGACTGCTTGGTATGTATGTTGTTCCACGCAGGGGCTCACGTTGACCATCTTAACATTGAATATCTCTGGTGTGTTCTTGTAGAGATCAATGAAAAGAGCTGCAGCGAAGACTGGATTTGGAATCATGTAGGTGTTGAATATCCTCTCGATGTCCGATATGTGTGGGGTTTTCGACTCCTTGGCTCTTATTAAGGAGGCCTGCAACACATACGATGGTAAATCCAGAGCATCGTAAGAATTAACACGCGCGAACGAGAATATCGCTCGCGACATCCCTCCCTCCTGGCGTTCTAAATATTGGCCTGCAACGGCGCCATTTGATACAAGCTTACGTCTGGTCAGAGTTTTACCTTTCAGAAGCCACGCCATTGGCGCACTAACGCGTCGAATGGGGTTGAGAAAGATAATCCTCCGGTCATCGGTTACACGCAATTGTTCTACTAAATACATGTAGCTGTACCAATAACTGTGTACGATAAGATGGTCAGTATCGTAGTCCCATAGCGGGTGCTCATATCTGGCACCTCCATCTACTAACATTTCAACATGGTTTTGGTCGTTCACCTTATAGACGCCATTCTCTGTACTCCCGGCAACGCTTGTTGGCACGAAAGTGTAGAGGAGTGTTGGTAGTCCCATGGATAGCAAGGCGTTCATATCGGCATAGTAGTCCACATCGGTAAGTGTTACGACTTGACCAGGCTGTGGGCTCCCGAATTGAGCGTGCATTTGCAAATCCTTAGCCTCATAATAGTACCTGTTTCCTGCCATCGCGAGTCTCTTCTCAGTTGCGGACATCGAATATGAGAACCTATCCATCCCTAAAGACGTGATGAAGTTCGACATCATGATGTTTGCACGGCAACGAGACCTAGCGGCTTCCGGATGCGAGTGATTTCGGGGTGTGCCATGCTTTATCCAAAGTAGAGCACAATTGTCCTTAAACTGCTGCCGGTAGTCGGGGTAGACTGCAGATGATGACAAGTCAACAAGCCAATTATATAGCGTTTCTAGCGGTGACAACTTAAACCAGATCCATGTGAGCAAGCGTATAAACCACATCACTACACGAAGTGTTATATAGCTTACGAGACACACAGTTCCGCATAGGAGGATGCCGACGGCCTCGTCGGCGAACATTCCGT